AGCAACAAATGCGTCACATGCAGGCAGAAATTGCAAAAATAGCTAGGCAAACGAATACACAAACTATTTATAGTAGTAATGAGCTTATTAAGTAACTATTTAGCAGAGTCTCTACTAAGAGAACTAGATGAACAAACAATTGTTCTATTTCCTGGTGGGTTTAAACCACCACATGGAGGACACCTTGAGTTAGCAACACGCTATGCCGAACAACCAGGAGTGAGTCAGGTTATCATATTGATAGGTCCTGAGCCAAGAGATGGTGTAACAAGAGAGCAAAGTATTGCAATTTGGAGAGAGCTAACAAAGGCTAACAACAAAATTCTTATACAAAAGACAGAGGTAACGAGCCCACTTGCAGCCGCATACAAGTATATTGAAACTGCTAAACCAGGGAGCTACGCACTTGCTGCTAGTTCAAAGGGAGATGATTACAAACGAGTACAACAATTCGTAGCAGGACACCAACCAGGAGGGAAGTACGCTAGAGAGGGTGTGAATGTAGTAGAGCTGCCATTGGATGTAAAGCCATTACCTTATCAGAGTAGAACGCCAAGAGCAGAAAAGTATGCACCAGGCAAGAGTGAAAATGGAAAGGGGGTTAGTGCTAGTGTGCTTAGAGCTGATTTAAAGAATGGCGACAAGGAAGCATTTGCAACAAACTATCCAAACATAAGTGATAAAGCTGTGATAGATAGAGTATATGGTATTTTAAAAAAAGACTTGCAAGAAGAAATACTCCCAAGTGATTTTTTTTCAAAGCTAAAGATGCGCTTTAAAGACTTTATAAAGAAAGTACAGCAGGAGGGTGATGAGACTAAAGAAGCGTTTACTGTACTCGTACAAGCAGCACAAGGAAAAAGAAAACTAACTCCAGCAGAAAAGAAAGCAGTTGGGGAACAGCTAGGAGATGTAATAAAGACAATGGGCTTAGGAGCTGCATCGGTTCTACCAGGAGGAGTAATATACTTTACATTAATCAAATTATTAAAACTAGAAAAATACACAATGCCATCATCATTTGTAGCAGAAAAAGTAGAATTAAATGAAGGAGGTGGAGCTGGACACTTAGCTCATCCATACGAGGACTTAGACCTAACCTTCACAGATATTAAAGACATGATAAAGGCTGCTCTTTCGGGCAAGTTAGAATATGCACAAGAAAAGTTAGACGGTCAGAACCTAATGGTAACTTACAAGGACGGCAAAGTAAGATCAGCAAGAAATAAAACTGAGCTTAAGAATTTTGGCCAAGAGAGTAAAACAATAGACCAAGTAGCTGAGAAATTTGCAAATAGAGGTCCAATTAAGACAGCCTTTGTTGAAACTATGCGTGACTTAGAGAACGCAATAAACAAGCTAACTCCAGCACAGAAGGAGAAGTTTTTCCAAGATGGAAAAAGGTTTATTAACCTAGAAATTTTATTCCCGGAAACACAAAACGTAATTCCATATGGAGCATCGCTTTTGAGAATGCACCACTTTAAAGAATACGACCAAGCTGGAAATCCTATCAAAGATGATGTCGAGGGTGTGCAGTTGCTGCAAACAGCTTTTGACGCAGTACAGGGAGGAAACGACGAAAAAACCTTTGAAGTCGGAGTAACCAATCCAGCAACTATAAAACAGGATGCAGACTACGAAGCACAAGAAAAGGAGTTTCTAAACATGGCAGATGCTGTGAGACAGAAATACAAGATGCAAGAAAGTGACACAGTAAAGAGCTATGTTGGCAAATGGTGGAATGTTTTTGTTAAAAAGAAAGCAAAGGAATTAGGATACAACATACCAAAAGAGGTACGAGAGCTTATTGTCAATCGTTGGGCATTCACAGATAAATCTGTACCATCACCAGCAATCAAAGGAAAGATTGCTAACGAGGAGTTTAAGAATTGGTTTGATCAATTCGACAAGTCATCAGAAGTCGAAACAACAAAGAAAGAAGTTCTAGAGCCAGTAGAAAGACTATTTCTAAAATTAGGTGTACGTGTGTTGAAAAATATCGAAAACCTAACAACAGTAAATCCAAACGATGCTACTAAAAAAATTAAACAAGATGTAGCGGCATCTATAAAAAACATTCAAGCGGCGGTAGATAATGGATCTATCGAAGATAGTGATGCTGCAATGAAGTTTTTAAGAAGACAATTGCTAAGATTAAAAGACATTGGAGGCTTCGAAGCTATTGTTCCAACAGAAGGTGTAGTATTTAGATACAAAGGCAAGTTGTACAAGCTAACCGGAGCCTTTGCACCAGTAAACCAAATTCTAGGATATTTAAGATTTTAATATAATGAAACTAAAACCACTAGTTCCTCTAACGGAAAAAAAAGAAGCAATTGCTTCATCACCAACAACCAACCTAACGCTACACTTTGAAAAAGACTTTCAGGCTGTAGGCGAAGAAGGAACCCCAGAAGCCACATTTTCTATTAGCATTAGTAGTACTGGTGGAAAGGAGTTCTTTAGAGGAGTAGGTGATCAAGCAGAAGCCGATAAAATAAATGAAGGTGTAAAGTTGGAATTACGCAGAGCTTTGCGTAAGTTTGATAAGCATGTACAATATATTTTAGATAAATACAAATTTCACTCACGATGAGTTATTACGTTACGACAGAAAAGAAGACATTTACAGATCACAAAGAAGGAGACGTTTGGGAAGAGTCTGGAAAGACTTGGACCCTTAAAAATGGCGTTAAGAAAACTGTATCGAAAATGGATGCTTTTCGAAAACAAGTTATTATACCAATCGCATGCAAATGCGGAATGAAAATGCAAAGCCCGGTTCACAAGTGGGCATGGAACACTTATAAGATGTGTTTCAATTGCGTTGTTGATATGGAGCATGAGATTACAAAGGCTGGTAAAATTGAAGAGTACACTAAGGCTTTACACAAAGCAAACATGGAATCTTTTTACGATGACTTAGAGCAGTTTATAAAAGACTATTCAAAGGAAACAACGAACATCGTAACAGGAGATGGAACAAAGGAAACCTGGGATGATACATCAGGCAAATTGATTGAGGAGATAGGAAAGAAGGAATTGGAAGCTCTAAAAGGTATAATAGAAGATATTTAGTATCATGGGACTATCTGAAGATGAAGCTCACAAGAAAGCAGTAGCAGCTGCCAAGAGAATAAATGCACAAAACGAAGAGGTTGTAGATAACCAAACCCCTTCAAGTGACATGGACTATCAAAGAGTCATGAAAGCAATGGCTCAAGATTCTATGTACGAAGACGAACCAAGTCAAACAACAACTACTGGATCCACCACAGCAATGCCAATGGGCTTCTATGAGACTACCATATGTAATCGTTGCGCAATCGCACTATTAGAGGATATTAAGTCAGGTAAATTTCCAATCACGGAAGCAGAGTACCAAGGACGTAAGGTTCCGTTGGGAAAGCCAATGAGAGGTGACGTAAAAAAATTCAAAGTATATGTTAAGAAGGGTGACAAAGTTGTTAAAGTAAACTTTGGGGATCCTAACATGAAGATAAAGAAATCAAACCCAGCAAGACGTAAATCATTCAGAGCTCGTCATCGTTGCGACACACCAGGTCCAAGATGGAAAGCTAGATACTGGTCTTGTAGAAAGTGGTAATATATGATAAAGCTAGCTAACCTCCTAAAGGAATATACACCAAGCAATTCAGCTGACATAGATAAGGCTGTGGATGAAATTAAAAGATTAGGCGTGCGTAATCCGATTAATCCAAAGGAATTTATTATAGATGGCAATGTTTCGGTGGAGATAGCAAATTGGGATGGGCGTCTATGGTTCTCTAGCCTATACTCTATGGATCGTGGTCAAGGCAATGCTGAGCGTGTAATGAAAAAGATAACGGACATAGCTGATAAGTACAATGTAACGATTGCCTTAGATGCAGAGCCATTTGGTACTGGTGCTAATAGGTTAAACAAGAGTCAACTAATTGCATTCTATAAAAAATTTGGTTTTAAGTTTGAGAAAGGAGAAGAAGGCTTTGGAGACATGGAGCGAGTAGCAAATACAACAAACAACGCATAATGCCATACACAGCAAGAAAAGTAGGAGACCAATACTGCGTCTACAAAAAAGATGGAGGAGATAAAGTTGGATGCACAGACGGCAATAAAGAAGCTTTGCGTAAGTATATGGCAGCTTTGCACATTAACGCAAAGGAAAATACGATTCGTGAGATAATCCGAAACCAGGTTCGCAAGATTCTAGGAAAATAAGTTTAACCAAACCCCACTTAAATGGAAGGTGATAGTAGGCAACAAGAAAATATCAAATCAAACCATAGCAACATGGTGCATGATGGCAGCTCTGTTCTTCAATCCTCTTGGATTCGATATAGTGCAGTATTGGCTGATGCAGGCAACTGGCAGTCTATGGGGCGCCAATTTCGCTTTGTATTGTATAGCGGGATTGTTTTTTGGTCTATCCATCTTATTTCGCTTTTATTCTAAAAAGTAACTATTTATAGACATGAAACTAATGAACCTCATACCACTCCGAGAAGTGGAAGAAGATAAGTCAACACCAGAACTGGTAGGACTTCCATATTTCCGTGAATTTCAAACAGCACACGGATACAAACCTATGTTCAAGTTCTTGGGCATGAAAGGAGAAGAGATGATCTTCGAAGCCGATGTAGAAGACTTCGGTATGTTTGATCTGATCATCAGCGATGCTAAGTTGATTGCTAAGGTAACAGAGAAGACTGCTATCTTTGGCATTGTTTACACTCTAACTGGATTAGAGCGTTTTGATGCAACAGTTTGTGCAATGAAGCAAAAGGATGGTGTAATTGAGAGAATTACATTTGACAACAAAGACAAGAAAAACTTTGGAGCAGCACAAACAAACTTTTTAAAAGTCATTGAAGACCAGAAGTGATGTTTAAAGTACTAGATTACAAGTTAGTACAGCACCCATACATTAGTGAGCCACTACCAGACGAATCTGTGTTCGAAAGGTTAGTGGCTCCTGAGTTTTTTGATAGATTTGGATACGAACTCACTTACATAGAGAGTCTATATCACCAACATAACAATATTGCAGGACACGTACTAGTTCCAGGAAGTCCAACAGACGCAGCAGCATGTATCCAGGATTGGATGGTGCAAGAGGAACAACATCCGCACATCTTTCTAGATCACTGCCATCTTAACACAAGATATGCTTATGAGGGAGAAGCCTTAGAGCAACTTAAACGTTTGAGTAAAAAATATCCACGATTAGTAAAAGTACTAAACATAAAACCAAAGTACATGGTTGATTTTTGTGTGGATTACATCACTGAGGATAAAGTAGTTGAGTTGATCCATATCGAACACGACTTCCACGACTTTAATCAATACAAAAGTCATATAGCTTTCTGCGAAGTCTTCATATCAGAAACAAATTGGAACAAAGCTTATAGAGACTTAAAGCCGTTTTTTGATGGAGAATATGACTACGATGAGTATGCTCAAGCACAATATAAAGCAAAATACTTTGGATTTGATAAGCTAGATTACCTGCATGAGCCAAAAATGTTATCGTATAAGAAGGTTTACTGATATTTATTTAAAAACTACACCAATGCGTATTACAGAATCACAATTAAGAAAAGCAGTTCGTCGTGAAATTGCTGCAATTTTAAAAGAGGAGGATGAACAAAATCCTCAAATGGGCGGAACAGCACCAGAAGAACAACCTAAAGAAGAGCCAGAACAAGAAGAGGTTAGCAAAGCAACCAGAATGGCACAAAAGCTTGTAGAAAGAATTAAGCAAGATAGCGAGCTTACTTCAGCTGAATCAATTACTGATATGTTCATTGTATTCCTAGAATCAATGGGATTTAGCAATGAAACAAAGCTACAAGTTCTTAGAAATGTTAAAACAGAAACTGTACGATAATGAAAACTTCACACATAGTAAAACGTTTACAAGAAGACACGGCTTACCAAGAGTTTTTTAAGAAGGCTATGGATAAGTTCGGCATTAGCTCCATCGGAGATTTGAGTGGCGATAAGAAGAAACAATTCTTCAACTACATCGATAAGAACTACACAGCTAAGGTTGAAGAAAATACCATGCTTATGGGAGACCCTGCTGTAGCAGCTAAAGTTGAGATGGTAATTAAGACCTTACAGGATATTGACGTAGATGGCGAAACAATGCAATACATACTTGAAAAAGTAGGAATGGTGGAGCAAATGCAACACCAACTAACTCCTGGAGGAATCCGTTAACTTACTAGGAGCTGATAAAAAACAATAGTTACGTATGTCAGAAAAGACTCTCAAAGAGATAATCAAAGAGGAGTACGTTAAGTGCGCCACTGATCCTTCATACTTTACAAACAAGTATTGTATGATTCAACACCCCACAAGGGGTAAGATTCCGTTTCACTTATATCCATACCAAAAGGAAACGTTGGATCATTTCTTAGAGTACGATAGAGCAATCATCCTAAAGTCTCGTCAGCTAGGTATTAGTACCCTTATTGCTGCTTACAGCTTGTGGTTGATTCTATTCCACACAGATAAGAACGTACTTGTAGTAGCGATTGATCAGAACACATCTAAGAACCTTGTAACAAAGGTACGAGTTATGTTTGATAATCTACCAAGTTGGTTAAAGATGAAGTGTGTTGAAAGTAACAAACTCTCAATGCGCTTATCAAACGGCTCTCAAATTAAAGCAGTAGCAAGTACAGGAACATCAGGACGTTCAGAAGCGTTATCGTTGGTTATTATTGACGAGGCAGCTTTCGTAGATGGTGCAGA